GTGCTTCTCAATGCGGTGCTCGGTACCGTGCATGCCGGTGGAGAGCAAGGGTGGGAAATGCAGACCAAGTGTCTTTAAAAGAAAAAGTAGAAGCTACCGTTTTGGTAGCCTTGCCAGACGAATACGACGTCAACCTTGAGCAATTGCGCCACCTGCCACCAACCTATGTAATCCCGGCTTCACTAGCCGATTACTCAGCGCTATGGTGTTTGGGACGGCCCCGCGACAAGGCTAACTGGGATAGTTTGGTGAGCCAATTGCGTCTCTCAGTTCTGCGAGATTATTCCAAACGCGTGGACAAGTTACAACTAACTTTGTTCGCAGCAGTATATGGATTTTATGATTGCATGAACAAAGAGAATGATGTGAACTACAGCATCGCACAGAAAAAGGTTGAGTATACCAAGCACAATCAAATATTGGCTTGGTCGTGGGTAAAACCCCGCAACTATTTCTGGAAGGTGGTGGGATCTTTGGCGGCGCTTGGAGCCTGTGCGTACCTCTATCGCACAGGTGCCGTCAAACCCATGGTAGTTGCCTTCAAACAGCACTTTGAAGGGAGTATGATGGTCATACCCATGTCAATGTTAGCATGTGCTTATTACATGACCAGACCGCCGGCGCCAATCACCAAACCCACCTGGCCGGTCATGAATACATGTGTTAACACGCAGTTGGCAGCGGCAAGGGACGCGGCCGCGATCGCGGGGATTTATCCTGAACCTAAGGTTCAGCCCGCTCCGAAAGTCCCTTGTGTGATAGAGGCAGATGCAGCAGTGTGTGGAAAAGCGGTTGGCACTGCCGTACATTGTCCAGAGTTTGGGAGGGTCGTCGAGTCCACCGGACAGACTAGTGTGAGCAGCAAGAGTAGTAGTGCTATTTTGCCCTATCTACGTCCAAAGCGTCTCAATAACACTACCCGGGGGGTAATCGATGAAATCCTACTACGTGAGGGTAAGGTGTACCAGGTTAAAGATTTGATAGATAGTGATAATGATGGTGACGCGTTGTTGTACGACCTGCCAAGGCCAATAAAACACCACGTTAAAACGTTAGAGATCGCTGTCCCAACGCGAGTGGATGTCAAACCAGCGAACATCCGGTGTTCTGAATATGATAGAGATTGTATGCGACGCTTAGAGCATGCGCTCGGCACTGATTCTCTCAAAGAATTAGTGGGCATACAATCGTATATCAAACCTCAGTTTATCGGGAAAAATGTTTCCGTTGAGTACCCCCGTATCAATTCTACTAAACTGATAGATTTTACCGCGAGTTCGGCAGCTAACATTACTGCCAAACCGTTTGCTGAGAATATCTTGGTGCCCCAGCGGGGCATCTTTCAAATAGGACCAGCACTCATGTTCTTGCTACCAAGTGCATTTAAAAAGAACTCTGCCAATGAATACGCAGCACTCGCAGGACGACATGTCAAAGTCCCCTCGGGTGAAACCGTGTTGTGGTCCCAAGCCACTGACTTGATTCTTAAGTTATTGAAAGGTTGTGCTGTCAACTTTCAACCAGTAACTTTGGAACAGTGGTTAGAATCACAACCCCCGGCGAAAAAGGAAAGATATACAGAGTATCGTGACAAAATGAACGATATGAATTTCCTTGCAGCAAAACAACACAAGAGAGAGTTTTTCATAAAAGATGAGCTGATCGTACCAGCTTATGAAGGAGATAATGCCCTTAAATACCCGCGCGGTATTCAGGGTATGAAAGAGCCTACTACCAATATGGCTCTTGGACCCTTCATGAGTGGTGTTAGCAAAGCCTTAGCTGGCCACCACCTGGCAAGTGGTGGTGAGTACAATAGGTTTTTCTACACGTCTGGGGCGACGCCAAACGAAATTGGGCATTGGTATGATACCATGCTCAAGGCAGGATACACTTTTGTGGAAGATGATTTTTCAAGTTATGACGCGACCCAAGGTCTTGGCGCGCATAATTGTGAGGTGGCGTTTTATAACATGTTTAACCCACCTAGGAGTGTAGTGAACGCTTTACAAAAGCAAAAGGAAACTGTAGGCGTGGCCAAGTACCACGTATACAAGTGTCCGTTCACACGCAAAAGTGGTGATCAAAACACATCCATTGGAAATACGATCATCAATTTTGCAGTACACGCCTTTGTTTTGGAGAAACTTGGAGTGACAGATTATTACATGTTAGGGTTGGGTGATGATAATTTATTGGCAGTCTGGGACTTACCCAAAAATTTCATTGCTGATGCAACCAGAATAATCACGTCCTTTGGGCTGCAGCCCAAACTCAAAGTTTCCACACTACCTACTTATTGTTCTAGTAGGTTTGTGCCTGTTGAGGGGGGCCATTTACTAGTCCCCGATCTCTTTCGCCGTCTTTGTAAGCTAGGGTGGTGTGTAACCCAGCTACCAAAGGACACTAGTTGCGTCGAAAGGTTAAAAGGTAACGAGTTGGCAAACCCAAACAATTCAGTTATGCCAATAAGTCGGGTCATCTACCAGCATTATTCCCGCTTAGCATGTGAGTCTAAAGCTGAGGACGTGTACCGTATGCACTGCACGACCAATTGCAACGACCGCATTAGTGACAAGACCTACGCATGGTTTGAAACAGTATATGGCCTCAATCGAGCAGATGTACAAACCGTCGAGGAATTCTTGTTAGCCCATCTACAAAGGGCCGAGGGCGCACCCTCAGCATATTCCCACCCACTATTGCTGCAAGCGTATATCAACAGCAACAAGGGATAGACTGCCTCGTGAAAACGAAAATGCTAAGGTGGTTATAATGAATCAGAAGAAATTTAGCAAACGCACCAAAAATGCGAAAGTAGCAAGTAGATCAAAAGCTGTGGTTGTTCAACAAAGAGCATCCAAAGCTACCAAAGGTACTTTCCTCGGGAAACTGGGGAGGAATGTTGGTAGTTTATTTGGACCTGTTGGCACAACTCTTGGTGGAGCGGCTGGTGACCTTATCTCTAAAATCACTGGCTGGGGGGACTACAAAATTGGATCCAACTCTATATCAGATGGACGTTCAGTACCTTCCTTTCGATCTGAAGGCGACGGCGTTAGAGTCTGTCACAGAGAGTTTATCTCAGACGTGACAGGATCTACCGCTTTCACAAATAGTAACTTCAACATCAACCCCGGGCTGTCGCAAACCTTCCCATGGCTGTCACAACTGGCGGAGAATTTTGAAGAATACCGAATGAATGGGCTCGTTTTTGAGTACCGGCCTACCTCTGGTAGTGCTGTGGCTACGAATTCGAGCGCTTTAGGTGTTGTTGTTATGGCTACCGACTACAATGCGGCAGCCCCAAACTTCACATCCAAGCAAATGATGGAATCCTACGAATTTTCTAGTTCCACAGTTCCATTTAATTCGGCACTACACCCAGTAGAGTGTAAGCCATTGAGTAACACCCAGAATTCGTACTACATACGATCTGGGGATGCCACGGTAACAAACCAACAACTTTTCGACATGGGCAATTTCCAACTTGCAACGTCTGGAATGCAGTCGGCATATGTTGTTGGTGAGCTGTGGGTTACTTATGACGTTTCACTCCTTAAGCCCCGTATTAGTACCAACATGTCGCAGAATGACTATTGCCACCTCAATGAGGCTCCGGCAGGCTCAGCAACTGCTGCACATCCGTTGGGTACTACGGGGGGTTATGTGTTTTCTTCGAGTACTCTGACCGGTGTTGGAGCATCGCTCACTAACCCTACAACTTCCATCAATTTCCCAAATCCAGGAGCGTATTACGTTTCCTTCAATTGGCACAATGGTAATGGAACTTTAGCGGCTGTGGCCACAGTCACACCCGGATCAAACATTAAAAATGGTGGGCAAACAACAGCATCCATTTTGATTGATCAATCCACATTTGCGGCGTCATGCTTATCAGCTGATGGCACGTCGTCTTCGTGGACGGGAATATTCACTGTAACCGCTGCTGGCACAGGCACTGCTAATGACCTCGTCATCACGGGTTTGACTAGCATGACCGCCAGTAAGTTTGACGCGATGATATTTGGACTTCCTAATAATTTAGGCTCGTAACTTTCGCAACGCAACTAACCTGCAAACTTATAACCATCCTTTAGCGAAATCTTTTAACCTTTTAGAAATGGTGTGTAGGCACTTCAACCTACCGTGTCAATACGTACTTGAGGTTGGCGGCATGACAGGTTACGACCTTAATAAATATGTCCTCT